TCGAACGAAATTGCTAATCGGATTACTGACGTTATGGTGTCTGATATAACTCGGAGGTTCATTGTTCAGAAGATAATACTGAACATTATTTCTTTCCTCAGTTCTTGGAGCAGCAAAATCTAATTCTGTATCATTTTTCTTTATTGATTCATCTGCATACGAAGATCTTCTCTCAGATTCATATGGACCATCACCGTGAAGTTTGAGTCCGCCCTGTGCCCAAGCAATGACTTCTTTGTCAATATATGCAGAATCTACAAGTTGCTGAATTGTTAAGCGATACGCACCGTATCTACCACGAGAATCCACTTTATTTGGTAGTGGTTTGCTGCCTGGAACTGGATAGATTTTATCTAACGCGATCGCAGACTCTGTTAGAATTTGGGCAATCTCTTTCCTAGAAAGTGGACCGATTTGTTTTCTTACAATAAGATAATTGTATTCGGACTTCGGATTAGTCTCACTCGCAAGTTCTTTACCAATTTTGGTAATTGCTTGTTCAATATCTTGTTCAGTAACTAGATATGCCATTTTTATGCCCCGTATTTCTTTTTATATTTTTCAAATGCTTCTTTTCGTTTGGACAGTCCTTTGTCTCCGCCGTTAACAGACAATGTAACTTTGGCACAATCATGCCATTTATTACCCTTATCAATTCTATGCGCGATACCTCCAGCATATGCGCCTTTAGGTAACTTACCATAAGCAGTAAACCAATAGAGAACGACTTTCCCTCCCAATTCTTTTGGTGCAACTAAATCTGGATTATCTACATACTTGTTACCAACGCCCATGAATGCACCAAATCCCGCATAGTTAGCTCTTCCAGTCAACTGTATATAACCCCTACCCTTATACTTTTGACCATCTCCAGGTTGCGTGTTACCAAGATCCTTGCGACCCTCGTATTGCTGTCCTGCATTTTTCCCAATTTCGGTAAACCATTTAAACCCACCAGTTTCGACATAACATTGTGCCATGATTGCTGCCTTTGCAGTCATGCTCCAATTTTTGAAGTTACCTTTATTCGCTTCCAGTAAGTTCTCCAGATATTCTTCAGCGTCTTTGGCATTACCAGCAGGTTCTTGAATATCTCCTGGACTTGATGTTGCACTATCACCAGATTGTCCAGATCCATCACCTGTTCCACCATCATCACATCCAGTTCCGCGAAGACCTCCAGGAATTGCACCGACGGTTCCAAAGAACATGGGATGCTGCCCATCTTCACCATCAGCGAAGAAACCTACGCACCAAGATCCTTCAACTGCACCAGTTGGAGACCAACCAACACCAGAAGTTCCTGCTGAATTGGCAGGCATAACTGGAATCGCCCAAGGTAAATCCTCGGAAGGTAGTTCTTCTTTGTCATCTGTATGATATCCAAGAATTCTTATTTTACACCGACCGAGTCGAAGCGGATCGTCACGATCTTCGACTACGCCGAACCACCAATAAAAATTTGCATTGTTGTTAGAAGTAAAATTGTCCATAATTAACTCGCCACTATTTGATTAACACGTTTCAAGACTGCAGGATAACTCTTAGGATGAAGTCCATCGCCGCTCGGGAATTCTTTTAAATCGACTGTCTTATCACCATATTTAGATGCAACACTTTGAATCTTTTGTGCCAAGGTTCTATCATATGGAAGAATCCAAACAACTTTCTTAGATTGTGCCTTGATTGACTCTCTCAACGCTGTTGCATTATCTGTGGTTTTAGCATTCGGGTAACCCTTATCATTTGATCCCATTGAGATAACAGTATAATCAGAACCACCCTTCGAAGAATAGTTCTGTTTAATCTTATCCGTATTCCACCCAACAGTTGCGTTTGTTGTTGCATCTTTTGCAGATCCACCAAGTCCAACTGCAATACTGTCACCAATAAACGATCCCTTACCAACTGGTTTGTTGGTAGGAGGTGTAGCATTGGGATCTTGGGTGTTTGTTGGGGATGAAGTTTGTGGTTTCGATCCTGCGTCTTCTCCTGTTGTTTCCGTTTCGGTAATATCGAGAAGCGCATTCGCATAAGAATCTTTTGAAAGTTCCAAAATCATATTATGGTGGAAAGGAGTAATATGATGGTGAATTGCTGTTATCATAAAGAATCCGCTGACAAGAGGATCCCACAATACTCTGGATGTTTCTGCCGTGTCTTCAGACTTAGGAGTTACGGATGGATAAAAGAATCTCACAATTTTTCCTGCCTCACAATCTGTTCTACCAGGAACGTCAATTGAAATTTTCATAGTTGACATGTCCATTAACGCACTATTTCTCTGCCCAATAAAATCTTCAGGAGCAAGATCGACTGAAGTTTGAGTGCTATCCAACACTCCAGGATTAACAGTTGCTAGAAAATTCTTGGTGTTATATGACCGCATCACATTGATCGGGAACAGCGAATGATACTTCTTAGTCTCGTCTTCAATATATTTATTTTCTTTACCTGGAGCATATTTGTATGTTTCTAAGTGCTTATACTCATCGAATTGAAACCCATGATCATAAACCCAATGTTTGTGTTCTTTTTTGATTAAATCAAAAGTATATACGCTGTTCACAAAATGTCCCAAATCTTGGGATTTAAGAACATCTAATTGTGACAAGAATTTCATATCCTTGACTGTAGCGTATCCTTGACTCAGTGAATTTGATTGCCTTGTATCATTCAATTGTGTGTTATAGATAAAATCGGAATAAATCAAATTATTTGTCATTTGCACGTCAATCAATGCTTCGATCGATGCGAAATAAAATGCCTTAGTTGTTTCGTAGAACAAGAAAGTCGGCGAGTCGTGCTTCGAACCAAGCGATCGTTTAGCCAACCAATTTAGAATTTTCATTGGACTCCACATTGGCGAAACAAATGCAATGCGAGAAGTGTGGGGAGTGTCTGAAATAAATAGTGGGGTATACTTTTTATTTGTATCTTCGCTAGTTGTATTGGGGTTTTCAGATTTATCACCTTCTGGTGAATCCATAGAGGTCTTCGAACTAAAAATTCTGGGAATCTGAAAAAATTCTTCATAAACTTGCAGGGCGATTTCATCTGTCGACCCTTCGAATTTTCTAGATACTTTGGCAACATTGTCTAATGATGCTTCCATCGAACAAAAATGTATCGTATAGAATTGTTCTCTGTCTGCATTTAGTTGGCGATTTTTAATCGCGTAAACAGAAAACGATTTTTGAATCTTGTTTATTGCATCTTTAGCATCTGGTTCTGCGAATCCAGGAGTTACGATATCTAGAGTTACGACTTCATCACCGACTAATGGTAATTGCCCAATAAGATTCAAGGAATCTCTTATGACAATATTTCCAGTAAGAGAAGGCGAAAACATATCTTCAAAAACGTTAATCTCCACAACGAACGGTTTTAAGTCAAGTGTTTCGTTCGACAAAGTTGTCATTTCAACTTTGTGTATTAAGACATCTCCTGGACGAACGAGGTCTTTTAGATCTCTTGGTTTATTATCTTTAGGTGTAGTTGTTTCAGTCATTTTTATCTAACAAGATTTGTGTATGATGATATAAATTCTGCCAAAAATTCAGGTCTAAGAATTTTAATTTCTCTCTTTGCATAATTCAGTTCTTCTTCATGTTGGAGATTTGTTATTGCCTCAATGACACCATTTGCCAAATCTGCTGCGTCATAATCTACAATTAATTTATCGCCATCTGTAGTTCTGTAATGGTGTACCTCGTAGATTCCCGTTGGTCCATATTTCTTTTTTGCATATTCAATGAGGTCGGCATCAAACATAGGCCATTCTTTTCTCACATCAACAATCTCATTCATAACTAGAATGATCCAATGATAGTCTGCTCGTCCATAAAATTTATCTGCAACGTGCTCAGGAGTAAACCCATCAGGAATGGTAACTTCCTGCAGAATAGCATAGTTGTTGGAGAACATATCAACAGAAACTCTTCTGAAGATGTCAGTTATTGTTTTCGTTTCGCCATTTGGCAAAGTTACTAGCAACGATGGATATAATGTAAATAACATTAGAATCCTTTCTCAATTCTATCGGCAGTCAGAGTTTCGAGTTCTGTAAACTCTAAACGAATTGTCGCTTCGGTTGGCATACCATCGGAAAATGTAGTATATCCTTCTGCACCATAATCAATTGCCATGTTAGTCAATGCGCAGTTTGATATTTTTCTCACAAATTTGTTTTCTTCACCATTGTGATAGTAAATAATCAAAAATTCTGATGGGTATGATAAAAATAATCCAGATTTACTTTTTGTTGGATGCATATGTCTAAGAAACGTTGGGATAATGCCTTCTTTTGGTGAATTTGGTTCGCCAAAAATTTGCACTGCCTCGTCTCTATTTCTTGGAGAAAATCTATAATCAAACAGGAATTTTCTGAATCCCATGGAACGGAATAATTGTTCTTTATATGGGTTTTCAACTTTCTTGGAAGTTGCCTCAACCACATTTTGCAACCCCTGGAATCCAGTCAATCCTGCAAGTTTGGATGCCTTTCTCATTGCATAATCTGAGAGTTCGCCTGCAGAGAAATTCATTTGACCTGCTGCCAATGCACCAACTATACCACCGAGATCTCCCTGATCCCAGTTGGCAGTATATGCGGCAGAAACTTTCTCGGATACATGCAGTATAATTTCATTGTCACCAAATACAAGACGTTGTTCACCTGCCAATCCTGCTTGCGCCAATCCAAAAAGTGCACCAGCACCACCACCGAGAACACCACCTTTAAATGCAGAACCCAATTGTGTTGCGACGCTTGTTACTGCAGACATCTGTTCTGCACCGTCTGCGCCAGATGATCCTCTACCACCCGCATTACTTAATGCTTTGCCGATGCCAATTGCTGCACCCGCCAAGGCACCAGCAGCAGCAGTTGCGGTAAGATTATTTTGCGGATCTGCTCTATTTTGATCAGATTGATCAAAGATAATCCCAGAGGATCCCATTCGTTTTCCATATGGTGAAGATTCTCTGACAAGTGGATAAAACACAACATAGTGCGGAAATTCCGGATTGACACCAACGTCGAGAGGATATTTGTATGATCTACTGTTTGGAACAAGTCCCTCATTAAGAGGATTTCCAATTTCGGTAAGCAGAGTATCTCTGTTAAATCTGCTTTTTGGTGGTTCAGAACTTGCTGGTGCTTGTGGTTTCACTGCTCCGCTAGGTTGCTGAGTTTGTGTTGCTGGCGATGAAGCAGGAGTGTCAGCCATGTTCGAATAAATATCCTATTAAGTATAGAGTTTGGAATATTTATATGAGTTATGGCAAGGAAACTTTGAAAGGTCTGTATAAAATACAGAATCCAAAGAAATATATTGGCAATCCAAACAACATTGTTTATCGCTCCAGTTGGGAACTAAAGTTCATGAAGTGGTGTGATAACAACGACAACATATTGGAATGGGGATCTGAAGAGTTGCCCATACCATACATCTCTCCTTTAGATAATCGAGTACATAGATATTTCGTGGATTTTTATATCAAGGTTCAAGAAAAAAGTGGTGTTACAAAGAAGTATCTGGTTGAGGTAAAACCGCAGAAGTTTACTAAAGAACCCAAAGTTCCTGCTAGGAAAACAAAGAAGTTTCTACAGGAAGTTATGCAATGGGGTGTAAACCAAGCAAAGTGGAAATTTGCTACTGAGTTTTGTGAAGATAGAGGATGGAAATTCATCATCCTAACTGAAAAAGAGTTGGGAATCCGTAATAAATAAGAAGGAGAATATCTATGGCAAAAGCAAAATCTGGTGGCGGAAATACTAAAATTTCCTTTACTAATCAGAAAAAGGGCAAAACCACAATCGGTGGTAGTTCCTCTTCGATAAAGTTTTCAACCATGAATAAACGTAAACGTGCAAATTATAAAGCATACAGAGGACAAGGTAGGTAATTGGCAAATCCGTTTCAGAGACTTCGTGCCAAGGCAGGTGATGGACAAAAGTCCATGGATTGGTATATGAACAATGTGAAAAACCTCGTTGGCGCGAGGTTGTCTCAGAGCAGCGTAATGAAATCAGATATCGGTGAATTGAAAACCAATATCGAGATCGGTTCGATGTATTTGTATTTCTACGATCCAAAGTTAAAGGAAGAACTTCCTTTCTATGACACTTTTCCGTTGGTACTACCATTTGGTCCAGCAAAGGGTGGATTCTATGGAATCAATTTACATTACCTACCTTACCTGCTACGAGCACAAGTTCTTGGTGAATTGTTAGATTACAAGACAACCAAGACATATTCTGAAACAACCAAGTTACGTATGTCATAC